GAACTTGCCGCTGAACTGCGAGACTTCAGAACCCCCCCCCCAGCACTTTGATCGTTTAAGTCCTATAAAATCCGTTCTCTGCTCTCTTTTACCGGCCTTTGACCTCAGCGACCGGATAATTGCGTCTTGCGGAGTCTGGGACAACCCCGGAGTCTTATCTATCCTAGTTGCCATTAAAAAGGTATTCTCTAAAAGCTTTCAACTCGGAGTTGAAGGCTTAGTATACAGGGCGTACAACCGATGGAAAAAATTAGGTTAACAGAGGGACTAGCTTTCCTTATATTCGAGGCGTTGTTCTGCATATCATTTATCGCCCTTTGCGAAATACCTAACTGGGCCATAGGGGCTAAGCAAGTTAATGCCTGTACAGATAGGTGGATGTTTACAGCAGCTCTTTTTTTCCCTTCTCCGACACAGCAATCCTCCCTCTCTAGCTCTCGTACAAATCGCGGTACGACAAAATAACCTGTTTTACAAATTCCGAGCGGACAATATCATCGATTTGGAATTCCACTGAACCGACAAACTCGTCGAGTTTAGACAGTCTGTGAACCGCATCGCTCAGACCGTCCTTTCCAAATCTATTGGCTAAATCGCGCTGGATCACGTCACCTAGTAACGCGATTGAACTGTAGTCACCGAGACGAGAAAGAATAGTCAGCACGCTATGCGCAGTGGCATTCTGCATCTCGTCCGCAATTACCATGCAACGGTGCAGCGACCGACCTCTTAAATGTTCAATGGGCAAAAACTCGATAATCTTTTTATCAATCAAGTAATCCGCCTTCCCTTTCGCCATAAACACGCTTAACGCGTCCCTTAGCGATGCAATATGCGGCTCGAGCTTTTCCATTTCGTTGCCTGGCAAATAACCAATACCTTTTTCACCGGGCGTATCGACAATCGGTTTGACATAGTATATTTTATCGATTTGCCGTTTTTGAAGTTTTTCGCAAGCAATGAAGACGGAGAGAAGTGTTTTAGCCGTCCCCGGGGGACCCGTTAAAATAGTAAGAGTTCGGCTTCGCAAATAATCCAAAGCTTCGCGCTGGCTGTCATTCGCAGGGTGGATCGTCCTGAGGCCGTCTCCCCGCCCTGCAGGGATCCCATAAGCAATTTCATCGTATCCCGGCACCGATGACTCGGTGACCTTCTCTCGCCTCGTACGCGCTTTAGCCATTGAGTTTTCCAGGTAATAAAAAAGACGGGACACAAAGACTGTGTACCCGCCCAGGAGCTGATATATTTTGAACGGAGAACCATTCAGAGAAAAGCACCTACAATGCTTTCACCTTTGTCTGAGGGGGATAGAAGGACAGTTGGTGAACACGTTTTTGTCGGTGTCGGGCCTGGGGAGGCTGAATACACAAGAACGGGGTATAAGGCTTTGGGCTTTGAAGAACTTCTCGGTATGTCCATAATACCCGTTATGCTCGTTCATTCTCAACTCGAGTTGGGCGTTTATCCAGTACGTAGAAGCGCGGGGATTATTGGTTTTAAGCTCGGTGATGTGCCGATCGATAATGGTTTGATCCCAGCCCCGGCCCAAGATTACAACATCAACTCTTTCGCTCAAGTCGATCAAAATCGACTCAGGCTCGAGTGAGCAGATCGGGTTGATGGGGGGCATTTGCCCCCTGCGCTCCTCGTAAAACAATGTGTCGGAGACGAAACGATCGATTAGGAGATAGTCTGGGGCCGGCGAAGGAATGTCTGTAAGCTTTTCCCTGAACTGTTCAACAGGAGAGCTATGTTCCGGCTTGATTCCTGAAAAGTGAAGAGTATGAACTAGGTATCCCGCGTTTTTTAAGTTAGACGCCGTCTTGTTAAGGAGAGAAGTTTTTCCAACCCGATCGGGCCCCAGGAAAATAATCGTGTGCATTGCGGAGGGGAGAAGTCTCCCCAAGTCTAGCACGTTGAAAGCCTTATGAGACGATTATTTCAATGCCTAAACCGAGATGGGGTGTTCGGTTTACATCCGACCCGAACAGGACTAAAGACTATGTGCAGTCGTTGTATGACGATGATGCCGCCAATGTGAAACGCGGCGAGCTGTTTCTTAACGAGCCGAAGGCCCAGATCTTTTATGTCGGCGCGGATGGAATTGCAAGACGTGTAGGCGAGCAGGACGTCGTCCCTTTCGCCCAAATCGATTTTACCGGCCTTAGGGAATTCGCTGACGATACCGCTGCCGCTGCCGCCACTCCTCCCGTCCCAGTCGGAGGCATGTACCGCACGGGAGGCGCCCTCAAGGTGCGGGTTTCTTAGTTGAAAGCTTAAGGAATAGATTAGATCGAGTATTATGGCTACAATCGCTAGATTAAAAAGGCTTGTTGGCATCGAGTTTGAGTACAAAGCTTCGCTCGGAGATTTTTTTGCCACCGTCTTACAGAATAAACTTGTCAACGAGTACGATGAGACGGGGAACACCCCTGAAATTCGCTCGGAACTGCTGGAAAAATACAACACTTGCGGGCCTAGCATGGGCTTCTCGGCCAAGCAATTCGCGTATGGGGTCTTGGAACTGGTGGTGGACGCGTTGGTTGCGAATCCGGATGTTGTGACGGATCCGTACGAGAACCAGCTCAATGATCAGCTTGTGAATATTACAAGGTATGTGGGAATCGCTGGTGAGGGAGATTATCACTTTATGGTGGCAGTGTATAACCTTTCCGCAACGCTTTCCCAAATCACGCAGAATGTCATTCCCGTGGGTCCGCTTGTCGCCCTAGGCGATGTACTTGACGGTGGTGAAAACTATACGGTTGACGGTCTAGACGGAGGCGATGCGACCGGTGTTGTGTTCCGAGCTTATCTCGAGGTCGGTGAACAAAACGATCCTGCTCAGTACGAAGACGCCTCGCTCGAGGGGACGATTGTGGACGGTTCTGTGACCGAGATTACCGACATCCTTGACGGCGGTGACGGCTTTGCCGTCGGCGATATCTTGAGTCTGGAGATAGATACAACCGAACCCGGCCAGGGTGACGGTGAAGGATCCGGCGCGTTAGTTGTGGTTATCGAAGTGGCATGAAGTGCATAGCCTCTATCGTTGCAGGTGCCTGGTAGGTTATAGGCCGTTTTCTACCGGCGATCAGGAGATTATATGGTTCCCGGAAAGGCAGATTGCCGGGGTAACCTTGTCAATGAACTGGTCGCCTGATGCGTTGACCGCGAATGCCGAGACTTCGGTCCAAGGAGCAACTCAGTTTGTAAACGCCTTGTCCGGGTCGACAGTAAACGTCACGTTGTCCGACCCGTACATGACCGGGGCGTCTTGGGCGGTACTTTTTGATACGGCTGCAGCGTACACTGGTGAGCAGTTGGCAGCCGCGAACCATATCTTGCTGCCGAAGTGCGAAAAGGGCCAGGTGTCGACTCGCGAAAGACCTTGCCGTCCGTACGAACAAAGCTCGGAATTTGAAGATCCGGGCATCAGCAAAGCTAGTTTTTCACAATTCGCTCATTTGGTTGTAATTTTCTATTACAATGTCGGCAGTAACGTCTTCAGCCTGGAGAGTTATTTTCGGGTAAACCGGTTCAATATCAGTCACGGGAAAACTTATCCCAAAGTGACGATTTCCGGCCTTGATCCCCAGACAATCGCTTTTAACCAGAATCTGGCAAACTTTCAAATGAAAGAGAACGAGACGCTGGAAGAGAATTTGAAGGAAATTGCGAAACAATACGGGTACCGGGTGTCGTTTTGCAACTCGCCTGAAGCGAATTATGGCCAGAAGTACATAATGCCTAGTGGGTTTAGGGAGAAGGCGGTTACAGGGGAAGAAGTACTTAAGAAGTATATTGGGAGTGTGGGAGGAAATTATAGCAAACTACCTTTGAAAGAGTATGCGAATAAGATTTCGATCTGTACACGGGCAAATGTCAATCAAGGCTGCTCAATATTCTACCTAGGCAAGGGACTGTACGAAGGCTACCAAATAAGCGGATCGGTCGAACGTGACTTTCTGAATTCTAACGCTGAACTTGAGTTCAAGCGCGGCTTAGGTGTCGATTATGACACTACCCCTATTGACGGAGAAGAATACACTTTAGAAGATACTTTCCCGGATAAGAGAAAGGCGAAGATGGCGAGTGTCAAAACGAGTCTCAAGCAGTTCCCCGAGCAGTTTACTGTCTTAAAAAGGAGGTTTCAAGTCAATCAGTCGACAAGCGGATATGTGTGGAGAGGTAACGGTCCGGCCGTTAAAAACACCAAGGTAGAGAATACGAACTTATATGGTATTGGTGTTAATGATAACGTTCCTATATCGTTTTTAGACGGACTTGTTGAGAACAGAACCTTTACGAAGGACGTTAACGGTTCCCTATGGATTAATATACAGACAAACTACGTCCTTAAAGTGTGTGATAAGGCAAAGAAGTGTACGATCCGTCCTATTCATCAAGAGGTGGGTAATTTACTGGCGATTCAAGGCGATTTAAAAAAGGGCAGTAAAGTTGCGATTAACCAGGTATTGGGAGAGTCGAATCCAGAGAAACTGCTGCACACCCGGTTCTATATTCCAAAGTCATCGGCCGGTACTACTACCGTTACCCTCGAACCGTCGTTGGTGTGGAATTTCGCCATCCCGGCATTCGATCTTACAGACGAAGAGAAGAAAGAGGCTGGGATTAAAACGATTCAAACGGCACCTGGACCCATTACTACCGGGGCAAAGGTAGTGCCTGAGTCCCCTAAAGCTTCTGACAAAAACTGGAGAGCTACTGATACATCCAAGCCTACAAAAATATTCCTTATGGCAGGACATGCCGATGCAGCGGGTTCCGGCGCTCCTAACGAAAGAGAACTTAATGTCGAATTAGTAAAATGGGCGCAGAGAAACGCCCAGGCGTATGGAGTGTCTGACTTTGTCGAGTTTTACTTCCCCCCATCTAGCAGTTTGCCAACAAGCAGTCCAAGCAGCCAGTATTCAAAAACATCTGAAGCGGTTAGACAAGGCAAGCAAGTGATCGAAATACACAACGATTGCTATCAAGAAGTAGAACCTAAATGTTTTGGTAGATCAGGTGTAATACCCCCTACCGCCGGTAGAAAAATCTGGCAGCTTGACGATGTTCTTTCACAGACTTACGGGGCTTTCCCCCTTAACCACAGGGACGGCCTTGCAGTACCTCGTAGAGGTGGAACTATTCTCGAGGTGGGGAGGATGTCCCCCGAAGTGAAAAATATCTTCGAAAGAGGTACAGCTAGCCAAAAAGAAGCTTTGTACAAGCAGTTAATGGGCCCAGTAATGCAGTCTATAGCGGCAGAGAAGGCTAGGATGCCGGGATCTGCGGCACCTGTTGCACCGCAACTCCCACCAGCCGCCTCCGCCCCTATAGGCCAATGTTTAGGCCAACTGGGTAACACGGGAAGTTCTACTGGCGCACACCTCGATGCTAGGTGGACGGGGTCAAGAAATAGACAGCCTATAACAGCGGCTGATGTGGCTAAATATGTCACAGTGGGGGGTAAAAGACTTACCCAGTCCATGGTAACTTCTGAGTATAGTTTGAGTAGAACTATAGATGGAGTAACTCGACCCCACTATGGTATAGATTTTGTCGGTGCGGGAATAAAAGAAGGAGACTCGATCGGACTGATAGGTGGTGCTAAATTTAATAGAGTTGGCGAAACGGGATGTGGCAAAAGTACAGGATATGGGGATGGGTGCGGAGACGGACTCGGGAACTTTATAGTAATAGATACCCCTGAGGGACAGATGATACTCGCTCACCTCAAAGAAGGCTCGTTGACCAACTGCTCAAGACAGCCCCAGACAAGCTCGTCATCTGGCTCTTCTGGTTCCAAATACGGCCAAGGGGTACAGAACTCCCCAACTCCTGTCGGCGTCACGGTAGAGACCGAGTTCAAAGGAATACCCCGCTCGTTAAGAATTGTTCCCGGCAGGACGATCCTCGCGTTCGTAACCAAATACGATGAGTGGATTGAGAAGGGGCGGCCGAACAATATCGACCCCGGGGTCTGGATCCCTCAACGATTTTCAAAATGGTTCGTTAAAAGTGCTGAATACAGATGGGATGGAGACCTTAGGGTGAAGGTGACTGGGGTGAGTGATTGGGGTGTAGCAGTAAACAACGTTCCGGCTCCTCCCACCTTTGAAGACTACTTAGTTACGGAAAATTTCAAATACCGCGATTACTATGGGTATATCCGCTCGTTGGGAGATTTGTGCTGGAACCTGGGCAATGGCAAAACATCTTGCGACGAACTTTGTAAAGAGGCGGAGGAGGTGAGGGAGTTTTTACAACGGTCGAGGGAAACGGCTGAGGCGACAGAGGCAGCTTCCTCAGTTAGTAGCTCTTTCCCCCAGGGAAACTGTACTTATGCGGGGAACTATGCAAGTTCTTCTAAATCCACTATTCAGAATAGCATAAATGCTCTTAGGTCCGTAGGAATTACAAACCCAATAGCTTATGCAGGAGCTTTGGGTAATTTTTCTGTGGAGAGCAATTTTAACGCTAATGTTCACAACGGCTCCAATCCCGGAGTTGGATGTGGCAGTACTCCATCCAGAGTTTTAGGTACTTCCGGATACGGATTAGCCCAGTGGTGCGGAAGCAGAGCGGATAATTTAGCTGCTAAATGTGGCAGAAGTTGTACAGAGCAACAACAACTTGAGTTCATAGTGCAAGAGATAAGGGAGGGAAGAGATGTGTTCCCTATAAATGGGGTGAGGATAGTAGATGCCATGAATGCAGCTAGAACACCCCAAGAGGCGGCAGATTTATGGAATAAATACTACGAGAGGGGACCTGGGGGGATACAAAAAAGGCGAGACGAGGCGGTCAAAATATGGAATAACGGACAAAACTTCTCTTGCTCTAAGTAATGTTGTTTTTAAAACCGCTTCTCGGACTGTTTTTCAAAGACGTGGTGCAAGACGCCGCGAAAAAATCCGTTCAAAACTCTTTGAATGAACTGTCAAAAGAGCAGATAAGGCGTGAGTTTCTCCGCACAGTAGCCGAAGGCTATACTCGCGAAGTCGAACACAACTTGTCGCAATACGTACGCGCTTTAGGGGCCGCTTCGGTAACGATCGAAGCGGAGGGGGACTTGACAGGAGACAGACTATTCTCCGCCCTGCAAAGCTCGCTTAAAACGCTTGAAGTTGAGATCGAAAAGCAGGGGGAAAATTCTCCCATCGTCCAGTATTTAAAAAGACGGTATGGCGAGGAGCAAGACGTTTATGTCGGCAGAGAGTCCGTTTCCGTCGCCAGCATGTTTTCTCCGGGAGAATCCCGGCAACAAATATGGCTTAATAGGTCGGGCAATATCGAACTGCCTGAGTCAATATCACAAGAAGTCGCTAACCTGCTCGATCAAATATTGTCCGAAGACTTGCCATAGTACTTCGCCCCCTTGATAATATTTTCCCTCGGATCAAGAACCTGGTACTGCGCATTCAAAGCGTGGTAATCAAACCAGCTTTCTGACATCTCGACACAAGAAAGACGACAAGTAACACCCACACATTTGACGGGTATTGTTTCCAGGTCTAGAGAATTGTCTCGGCACCATTCCTCGACAAGCCGTATAAACGGATATACGTGATCGACATGATACGTCCCGTGTATCGGCTTGCCTGTCAACGACGATTTAACAACATTTTGACCCGAGACTCGTCTTTTATAAAGATCGATCTGCGGTTGGATAATATTTCTCAAAGCACGGATCGCGAGTTTTCTATTCTCCTTGGCCGGGTCGGGGACATAAGTCTTTGGGAATATTTTCGACATTACATACGATTTTCCCACCCATACTTCGTACTTAGACGTGGGTGTCATCAAGACTACACCCTTGACTTTGCGACCATTAAACTCTTTGCTTGTGAGTTTGAACTTGCACTGTCCAGGCCTTAAGACGATTTTCCTGAACCTTTCAATCTTGAGACAGATTTGCCTCATGAACAAGGTGTCCTCTTCGTTAAAAAAGACACCTGTCTCATAAGATGAAGTAATAGACTTCCATCTCTCCGCGAACTGTTTTTTATTGTATTGCTGCTCGCCAATCTCCGTATATATCGACTTACCCATCACTCATAAGTTTGCTAAGCAGCTCGTCCGTCCTCGCTGCAATCTTATCCGCACTATTAATCCCCGGATTCTTGCGATAGATAGTTGACACAGCTCTTTTGTGAATGTAAACATCCATTAGAAATGTGTATTCTTCTGGGGAAAGTTTCGAAAGCCTACCTATAATATCCCCGTAATCGCTAAACATCGAGGCGAGATTATCGTCATCAATCCCCCCGTCATCAACTGGCATCTCCGTCTCCTCGTTAATCTCCAAATACGTCATTTGAAACGCCTCACGCGTCTCGGCTATAAGATGTTCGGTCAGGCCGGTAGCCTCAGATATCTGCGCGTCAGTGAGGTCTGGGTTCCGCCCCACAATCCTCCTCATTTTCATATAAGCGTCTGAATACGACCGGGGTATCTTGATCATTCGCGAGTTATCGCGCAAATAATTCAATAGCTGAAAAGTCAACGAGCGATTTAACCAAGTACTGAAATTGGCTTTTTCCGGGTCCCACTTGTCATAAAGTTTGACCATTGCTTCAAGGGCAACAGACCTCAACTCGTCAAATGGAACACCAGAAAACGATGCCACTTTCCTCGCGGCATAACTCGCTTTCCACATATTTTCCCGGATGTGAAAATCGCGAGTCCGCTCGTACTCCGTCTTCCTCCGATTATAATTATTCCTAAGCCTCTCCCTTCTCAGCTCGACATTAATACCTTGCGTGGTCATCAGGCTCTGCCTCCCTTAATCGAATTGATCACGAAGCTTTTAAGTTGCGAAGCGGGCATAATGCCTTCACCGTTAAACCCGATCAAATCGCATTCTTCGTCAAAAACAGCGATTTCTGGAGTTCCTTGCCCGGAAGTTCCCGGCTTAAGAGACTCGAGAAATTCCCAGTTGTCCTCAGTGACGTCGTATTCTCCCCAGCCCACACGCAGTTCTGGGTATTCTTCAGATACTTCTCCGGCCACTTGTCCCCAAATCGGTTTCATAGCTTCGCAAGCGGGGCATCCGGGCTGTACGAAGAGTACGACTTTTCTTAAAAAGGTCTCTTTTTCCATTGGATTAATCTCCTGAATAATGGCTTAATAATTTTAGCACTATAAATACTGAGTTGGCAAGCTCCCTCTTCCGAGTCTTCCCGTAACTCTTTGACTACCCCCAATATGATTGATTTGGGGGAGTTGAACTCTAGATCCCCCATGGGCAGCCTTGGCCGCCCCCATAATCTCATCCCTATACACTCTTAAACCCATGACAAAAGCGTCGACAAAATCATCATTCTTTGAGTAAGGAAAAGCACACAGCTCTGACATTAATTCACCGAGCTTGGGAATTTCTGAATATATCGAAACTCGACCGTCTTCCGCCACGGGAGCAACTTCATTCGCCCTCATAATCTTATCTTTGGTTGGGATTACCTCCTTCACCGGAATTTGCAATTCTTTCCTAAGCATTTGTATCAAAGGAAGTCCACTAGCCCTGCTCTCGATATAAATAGCCCTTACTTTCCAGGTTTTCAACCACAGCGGCATCACCTTTAACAAGTCAGGAAACTCCATATGTTCTTTATAAACATTAATAAGGTGTAATTTCCTCGTCTTTTTAACAACCCCAAACACGCACATAACCGAGTAATCGTTCATCTCTTTTTCTTTAAGGGCAGTATCGGCAGTTGCGAATACAAACTCGTATTGTTGAAGATTTTTCTCATGCTGCTCGAACCAGGAGTGTTTAAAAATCGAACCGCTGGCGCCCTTAGGTCTACCAAGATACAGCGTCTCAAAAGTATTCTTGTCCTGCTTTTCAATAGCTTTCAATTCTTCTACTGGGAAAAACTCCGGCCAATGCGATTCACCTAACTTTCTACCTATAGGATCGTTCTCCTCATCAAGACACAAAGCGGGCACATTTAACTCTAGCCAACCCTCCGGGTCGCTTGATAGCAATCTCCCGATAACATCTTCTACGTGGAATCTGGTTCCCATAGACATAACGCAGTTATTTGGAAGACCTCTAGTAAGGAACTGGGCCGTAGCCCAGGCAAAAGTTGAGTCAAGTACTTGTAGTGAATTACCGTCTTCAAGTAAATCGTCTAAGATGCCGATACCCGGTAAATCTTCTTCACTAATTACACCGAATCCAAAGCCGGTTACGCCGGACCCTGCGCTAGCAGACATTATAATTCCGCCCTGACCAGTCCTCATAGTTTTAAGGTTACAGTCTTTTTTATTAATACTGCATTCAGGAAATATCCATTTAAACGTATCGCTTGTAATATAACTCAATATCGCCCTGGAGTTCTCGTGTGTGAGCTTAAGACCATAAGACGCCATGATGAACTGAGCGCTGGGGCTACGTCCTAGCTGCCAACTCGGCATTAATTTAGATATAAGCATGCTTTTGCCGCTCCTAGGCGGCAAGGATATACAGGTTCTTTTATAATCCGGATTCCCGTCACAGATATTCTGAACATAGTCACATATTAACTCGTGTACTCTATACGGAGTAAATACGCCGCTGTTTGTAACTTCTCGGGTAATTACTCGGGCGTAGGTAATAAATTCCGTGCGGCACTTTAGCCGAAGCAGTTCTTTTCTCTCCTCCTGGCTCAAACTCTCAACTTTCAGCATCATCTCTTTGACAAGAGATTTCTCTTTCGCCAATTGGCTCTTATTCACAGTCGGTTTCTCCGCTCTCCCTCGCTTTCAACTCTTCGTACAGTGAAGTGCGTTCTTGCCCGGGGAATACGAACCCGTCCGGGAAGACAGTACCGGCGGGTAGTAAAGTCCCGGACGGTAGCGCTACACCTGTTGGTAGCGAAGACCCTTCGGGGAATACGGTGCCATCCGGAATAACAAACCCTTCGGGCAATGGCAAATCTTGTGTAACAGTGCCGCCACTTGTTGGAGACGCATCACCCGCCCTTTGAATAAACGTATTCTTAAGAGTGTTGATTTGATTCGGCGACAGCACCTGGTCAATAGGCGGCTTGTTCTCTTGCAAATCGTCTACAATCTTCGAATCAAGCGAGATAGACAGGAATCTCGCCTCGTCAAATAGCGTGCGTTCGTTGGGGAAGACGATTGGCAGAGGGGGATTGTAAAGTCCGAGCTTAACAGGAGTTCCCAAGCCTGGAGTCATCGTCTCCCATTCAAGATGAGCAGGCTTTATACCGCCCTCCATAATCTTAGTAGTCTCGATCTTGTTCTTTTCGTACAGCCCCGCAAGCCCGGGGATATTCGCTAACGCCAGTCCAATTGACGGGGTAACGTTAACACCGATCCTCGGGCCGTCTTTAACCAGGTCGAGGGTTTTGACAAACCGGTATATAGACTGCAAGGCCTGGGAATTCTCCCTAACATCTGTAATAAGTTGTTGAAGAATGGCGGTCTCCGGGCCCGGCTTCCAGAATATATTCTGCAGCGTATTATACCCGGAGTCTATAAGTCGCCTTTCAACTGATTCAATGCGGGTAATATTATTATCCGCCATTTTGAACCCTTTTTCCACGTTTTCAAACGTGTAAGCAAATTCCGCCTCTTTCTCCGCCTCGTCCGCATAACGAGATTCATAGAACTTCTCCGCCATGTTTACAAGACGCTGCGACCCGTATATCATCTGGGTCAAGTCACTTGTGTTAGGAGGGATTAGATTTTTACCAACTAGAGTAGGAGTAAGTCCCAAGTCAAATGCTACGTCTCCAACATTGTTTGGTAAACAAAAACCTGTGGGACAATAGGCATTGGCATTTACACTCGTCAAAGCACCACACGGATCGAGCAATTTCTGGCCGTCCGTATCGACTCCATGTGCAACTTTGCGACACTTAGGATCACAAGGACAGTTACCGCCCGCCCCACCAAACAACGAGGACAATGCTCCAATCCCAAACAGCGCAGTTGATATTGGGTTGAACCCGCCCCCTACAAGAGCGGCAAGCCCGTTAAAGCCTATGCCACCCCCTAAGCCACCAAACAACGATTGCACTGCGTTGCCAATGCCCAGCGCACCCATGGCTGTGCTAGCGAGAAACGGTAACGATCCCAAGGCGCCTGGCGCCATCGGCATTCCGGCCAAATTACTGAACTGGTTGAACATTTGCCCCATTGGCCCCAGGGCCCCACCCCCAATCAACGAGGCGGTAGAGGACAGGATCTGAGGCGTTATTGCGTTCCTGCCGAGCAGCGAGTTAAACGTACCGGAAACAGCGGCAGTCAATCCGCCACCAGACGCGGTGTTAAGAATATTTCCTAAGGCGGTGGGATACCCCGCGAGCACGTTCCTGGCGATTCCGACAACCGGCTGGACGTACTTGTTCACCTCAGGGGGGAGTTTGCTCAGCCCGAGGATAGTGGCTGTATCAATCGCGCCCCAGACTCCTCCAGACATCAAGCCGGTCATTACCGATGCGGTCTGCGGACTTAACGAAAGCAGCGAATTTCTTAAGGCGTTTTGGCCGATATTTACCAGGGCTTGGTCAACCGTGCCCCCAACAACCCCGTTAGTCAATACCCTGCCCGCATCGCCTATACCTGTCAATAGTTGTGCAGTTTCGAATGACAGTTTCCCATCTCTGTCTAGCTCTTGTCTTAACGTGTTAGTTAAAGTGTCGACAGGAATTCCGAGTCTGCGGTTCATCGCCTCTCTCGCAGCGGTAGACAATACCTGCGCACCGTTAAACGCCTGAGCCGGTAACAGCCCCGCCAGTTGCAATGCGTTCCTAAGGGCCGGATCTGTATTAGTTAGAGGGATGTTGGAGATTACGGTATCGAAGACTGTTTCAATAATCTCTGGTTCCTTGAGCCAATCGAACCCGCCCTCTTCAAGTGCGGGCACCGGCCCATACCCATCCAGAAATTCCACCTTCGTAAGCGGTTTATCCTTTTTGTGAAACTTGTGCGGGAGTCTTTTACCCTCCTTCACCCACCTCATAAGCCCTTGATATCTCAAACATTTTACAATTTCCGAGTTGTTTCCATCGTCTACAACCGCCTCCATGCCATGTATTTTTTCCGAGCAAGTAGGCAAAGTGGTTCTGAAGAATACAGGAGGAGCAGATTCCGGGATCCAGCCAAACTCTCCGTTCTCATCCCTTCTGCAGACCATGCTTGTTGTCCTGAATCCCCTATCCTCAGAAAAGTCATGCTTCTCGCCAAGCAGTGACTCAGTACATTCCGGTATGCCCGGATTTCTCAACTGCGCTTGCTCGATCGGGATTGTGGTTTCGTTCCCCGGGTTAATACTTTTTTCGATCCAAAGCCCGTTGGTCAGGGATTTCCACGCCCAAGCCGGTTTATTACCAACTTGAGGGCTACTCCGCCTAAGACAGACAACAACATCTTGATTGATTTCGTTACTCAGTATATACGTGCGCCCCTCGTTCTCCCTATTGCAAGTCATTCCAGGGTCGGAAGATCCATTCCAGACCGCCATGCTCTCATCGATTATAGGGAGTTGGAAAGGCGACCCATTCAATCCAACATCCTTGTCATTCTTAACAATACCGATGACATACATATTCTCGCTTCGGCCATTTGTCTTACCAACCAAGACGTTCGAGCCGATATATCTCGAGCTTAACGTGCCGCTACTCGAACCGGACACAGGGATCCATTTAGAGGTGAATCCGTCGTCCGTAGTGACCTTGACCCTGCCAAGCCTTTTGGGATCGTTAACATCAATGATTACCGCCTCCTCGTTAAAAGGATCGGCAAAGGGAACACCTAAGGTTTCGACAATCCTGCTTTGCGCTCGGGCCATCACCCCGGCATGTTTAAAAAATTCGCTCATGGATACTTACTCCTGAAAAAATGGATAACCTGGGATTGTTATACTCTCCTGATCTTTGTATATTGCTGAAGAAAAGATTCTTATCTGGCCTAAAAACACTTCGACATCCTGCTGTTCTTGCAGCAAGAGTTTAAATAACCCGAAGGCCATTATTGGATCGTTAATTTGATTTTCGTAAGGAACACTAGCTATTAATTCTCCCCCCAAATGAATTATTAGACTCCCCTGATAATACTGAATACTGCAGTGAGTCAAAGACTCTCTAGGCCATGGCAATGGTATTATTTGATCCTCACTAAATGGCTCAGGATTTAAAATAAGGAAGTCTCCAAGAATACCCCAACCAAATAATAAATTATTATCCGCAACAACAATAACCAAGTCATTTTCAAATTCTCCGACATCCCCGACGTAGGCAAAAAACTCAATACAAAACTCATTGGAGAAAGGACTACAAAAATCTGGATTGAAAGACCACAATCCCCCGCTCATGGCATTTGCCGACTCTACGACAGTTATTGAATAAGGGTCAACCAAATTTGACTCTCCCCCATCGCCCTCAAACCTATTCTGAAATTCTCCCGCCGGAGGTATTGACTGTGGGGTAATTTCATCTGGATACCAGATAACTGTGTCTATTTGCCCCCCAGATATCTCAAAGAAAAAATCATCAGCGGTTAATAAATCAGAGACAGGATAACCGTACTGAAGTCTTTTGTCTGCAGTAGCAGTCATCCAGTTATCTATTATACTCTTAGCTGCATCCCAAGTCTTACCATCTCTATTGTAATAAAACGGCATTCGTATTACAACAGTATTCGCCAAATTAACGTCTCGACAAACAGCCATGTCAGCCACTAACTGATTACTGTACATCCCAACTTCGGCGTCCTGATCAGTGCCGACGTGTATAGCATCCCAAATTACAGGGAGATTAACAGGGGAGCTTGACTCAAGAGCCCTTAGTCCACTTCTAACACTATAAGATCCGTCATCGTTAACAACAAATTCTTCAGCGCTTACTGCCTTTATATTAAAAGCCCAGAACATAAATATTACTGACAATAAAGAACCTCTAGCCGGTATAAGTCCTGGCCATTGAGACATGTCAGCAATAAGTTCGTCAACTACTACACGCTCTACCAGAGAATTATCTAAATTGTATAAGTTTTTTGAATATCTCGATACCGTGTTATTCCCGCAAGCAAATTCTATTTGCGAAAGATCTATACCCCTTAAAGTATCCTCTTCCGGGTCTCGAGTCCATAACCCGCCTTCGGGCAAATCGTTCTTATGCGCATTCCTTAACAGCAAGCGTTTGAACGGGGAATCCCATTCCAAGTTCCACATACCACCAAAGAAACCCATGTGCTGAGCGATCCAGTCGAGGTTTAGCGGATAGCAAGTTTCCGGGTCGAGAAAATTATTATAAAACCAGTCTATTCGCGTCTTGGAATCGCTGAGTTCCATATCCGAGCCGGAAGTCAGCCATTTTGCAACATCCGAATCACTGTCTTCGTTATTATACGCCCCGGACACACCCGGAAGTCTATTATACACCGGCCGAGAAATCTGCCCGTCTATTGAAACTCTAGGCAGTCTGAACGAGCTTAGCGCGAACTGTATTGCTCTTTGATACAACAAGCCCAACACATTATAAGATTCTGCTACAAACTCTCTATTCGTAAGATTTTCTCTGTCACCCCAAAGCTCATCTAATTCCGCAGCTATAAATTCAGACCATGCCGATGGCAAAGACTCTGTAACAGAGTTAAATACTCGATCGTAAGTCTTTCTCTCCAGTGGGACGGTGGCGAGAATATCACTGCTAAGGATAAGTCGTACAAATATATCTAAAGAGTCTTGAAGCGATGTCGGTGAAAGGAATTTTACCACTCGCCTTGTAAAACTCTCGTCCGAATATGTGCTCGGGGGGAGATATACTGTCGAGTAGACACTAGCCACTTTGTCAACATTTACCGATTCATTTGTTCCTGGAAGTGGAAACACTCCCCGTGAAACAGACAAAGTCTCTACAACCTCTTCCCCATATAAATAGTAGTAAAGATCCGGCACAGTATACGACTCATATCTCCACTTGCCCCGTTCTTCATTAGCCAGTCTGCCAATAACGCACTTTCCCACTTCACACTCAGTATCACTTGCACCATCGCTGCAACTCATCCCGGCCATGGCGCAGTTTTCTAAGCCATTTGGGACGGGTACTCCATGTGCCAAGACTTCTACTTCATCAGACAGGAGAACAGGAATGGTATGAACATGCGAAATACTTCTGTATTTGTACTCGGACAGAGTCTTCTGGTCATACTCCCTCCGAATTACTTCGTCTCTTGCCCGGTTCCTGCTTTGGCCGTCTTGGGTGAACTCCACTTGGCCGATTACATGCTGAAATATTTTACTCCTCGCTCTGTCATTGGCGAACTGGAAGTTCACGCGAGCCGGGTTAAGGGCAAAAGCCGGAGACTTTCCCCTTTTGCTTGATTTACGATCCCAAGAACTATTAGACGATATCATATAAGTTGTCGTACGTGTAAGTGATGGTAGTCGAGTCGATGACCGAGGTTAAAGAAACGATTGAGCGATAAAGTCTAAAAGCTGAAGTGCTGTTAGGGCATATGAGGGACGAGGCAGACACTCTATCAACGAATTGGTTATAAGTGTACGAGCATGTTAGCGTTTCTTCGTCTTCCGTACCGAGAAATCTACCACAAACTCCATCCGTATTCCCGGTAATCTCCGGATCCAACGCCATTTCTTTAAGGTCGAGAATAGGGATATCTTGGACGAAGTCCAGGGCTAACACTTGCCGGGAAACATCAGTATAAGAGACGTTGGTCCCTAACCCTAGACTAGACGGAGAGAAAATACCTTTTAATAAATCGTTTACTTGTGAAGCCAAAGTATCACTGAAAGTTGTAGTAATTCTCGGATTCCAAGATATACTCACCACGACCTCAACTGGTAGAATAGTTGGAGGTGTAAGAAATAGTTTAACATCGATAGGGGTGCGGTCTCTAAGCGATGTTAACAAGACGGATTGAGTCGCAGTAGTCAAAGGCGAGCCGTCCTCTCCCCCCGCCACTATAAAAATCCCACGATTATTCTCTACATCGTCTTGAAACCTCTCCTCATAGGGCAATACCTCGACAATTGATGCTTCAGGTGCTATTGCTCTGACTTCAGACCTGTAATCTTCTCTCGATGTAAGGTTTCTCCGCCCCAGCAATTCAAAAGCCCGGATCTTCATCTGATCAACGGTTTCAAGATCCGTACCGCCCGATGCCGGTTCGAGATTAGTAATGAAATCGAGCCCGAGGAAATTTCGCTCGATGCGGGTAATTTCATCCTGCGCTACGTTATAAACTTCCCCCCAACGCTCGGATTGTACCGTGCCAACAGCGCTTTGGTCGACAATCTGCACTTGATCCAACAAGATGTAGGATTGGCCGCTTCTGGCGAACACCCTCGTCCCACCTGGTATAGTCACAGGCCTGCTATATCCCGGAACCTTGTAAAAGGTTACTTCAGCCAATGCCCTAGATCCCAGCTTTCTTTGGACACCCAGACTCCTAAGCCATTGCAACGTAACAGCCTCGGGCAAAGTATTCAAATAGTATAGAAGTTCGGCTTGGGCGAACCCTTGACCTTCACTTATGGCGGAGAGAGGTGAAGCGGGGGTAAAATCATTAAGCGTCCCATCCGACTCGATGAACATCCGAGTCTGTATTGCTCGGACGATGTCTCCTACATTCCTATTATCAAGCTGCAGAGGCAGTATTGGTGCGAATATCTCTAATGCCATAACTTATATCAAAAGGTTGTAGTACGGGTTCTTTGCGAGAATGGGAGTCCTCTGCCCGGGTCAGAGTTCTCCGTATCCTTTAACGGGGTGATGAAATCGCCATTGGAATTGACCCCGGGCTGATAGGTGGTGTAACCATTGATCTCCACCACAAGCTTCGCCACATCAACAGCGTACATTTTCTGGTCAGCAGGACTTAATGCTCCGATGCCAGTAAAGTCTCGAATCGTGCCGATAGTCCCCAGGCCAGCCAGAGAGCGAGACACGTTCCTCGCCTCTTGGACATCACTTAATGAGAGAAGAGAGTCTAATCCCGGCCTGAGCAGCGATTCCAAAGGCCTGGTAGTAGCGTAACCGACATACCCTTCTGACAACGATTTAAGAATTGTGTCGGGAAGGTTCTGAGCCGTAGACCCAGCCCCGGGCAAAGCGATACCGGCGAAATAATCTTCCGGAGTAAGATACCCTGTAGAGAATTCGACCCCTCTGTAATCAGATGTCAAACCGACCGAGTCGGAAAGCGGCAATAAAGAACCGGCTGGCAATTTGTCCGGCTTGCGTGCAGGCACTACAGATGCGAGATTAGAGTAAACTTCGAGATCGGGTATGATTTTTTTAAGCCTGTTGACAAGGCCGGGGCCGGAAATCCCGGGCACTTCTAGATAGTCAATAACACTGGACAATGACGTCTCATAACTAGACATCTCGCCATATGATGTCAAGACGTTTTTGTGCAAATTACTGGCAACTTTGGCCAGGTTGTTTCCCGGCGTGTTTACGTACCTAGAAAACTCGCGATTAGTCTCATACTCTTGTTCAAGAGCAGAAAAGACTTTATCCTTGGTTAACGCTTGCTCGATCAACATGGCCGGGGTCATGCTGTTTACAATCCCTCCGACAGGCGAGTTCGCAATTACCTGATTCGCTACTTCCGGGTATCTCTCGGGCGACCCGTAGGCGACCGAAGCAAGACCGGTAATTGTCGACCAGGAATCCGTGGCGTAAGTAGACAAGAATTTTTACCCTATAACTGGCTTTCAACTCGTTGAAGGCAAGGTGTATAGGAATTTATTTTAAAATGGCAGAAGCGAGTATTCAGAACTTAAGTACGCCTTTGGCGAACGAAGAACCGTTTCTGGGGGACGGGGACGAAGGCGAGATTGTCACAAACACGGCAGACGGCAGAGCATGGGTCTTTGACCAGTCTGGATTCCCTGTCGAGTTAGGAGGCGCTTGCGTTAATAAACCGATCGCGGGTAACTTGTTCGCTGGCAACTACCTCGAACTTGACATCACCGATCCGGATAATTTACCCATTCCGAACACCGATCCGCTCCAGGTCAGGCCAGGAAATTACCGCGAAATACGGATTCTGGCAAGATTTGTAGGCGAACCGTTGACGACATTTTCCGCCTACTTCGACTACCCGGTTGACTGGGCAAGTGGAAACTCGTTAGACGATTATGCAGAAACAGGGGCCGAAGTCCTTATCGAGCTGAGTAGTTTTGGCCCTCGACCCGCCTGGATCGCAAGAGTACTGTGGGCGAAAGTCGTTGAAAGCTGAGTAGTAGTTTAAGCTTATTGTGGAAAAAATCGCTTTTCAAAACGGCAAAGTAGTCTCTAGCCAGTATCTGAATAAAGTCCAGGAAGGGACGGAGTTTACCGGGGAGCCCCGCTCTGATTACTATGACGTAGCGACTAGCGGTGAGCAGGAAGGCTGGGATATTGGCCAGCGCGACGCTATTAAGGATTGGGAAATTGCTAATCCCCGGCTTGAGCCGGAGACCGCCATCGGTCGTCTTGCTCATGACGGTATCGTACTTAATGGAAATGAAAACGAACTTTTAGCGGTTGTAGGGTTGCCGTCCACTTTCGCATTCGAGGGTGGCCAAGGTGTAACAATTGAGGCGGGAAGCTTTATAAACCGGTCGGGGGACGCTGTTTCCTGGCCCAGGCAAAACATCAAGTTGCTGGGTGGCGCGGGAACAGCATCCTACATCTATCTGCTTGAACAGCAAGACGCACCTTACACCGTCTCGGTGTCCAGCTCGTTGCCAAGCGTTAACGAAGCGCATATTCCGCTGGCGAAGATCACTCTTGACACGAATGGCGACGGCTTGGCCACTGATCCCGACACAGGCGAAGTCTTTGGTACTGGTTACATTGACATCCGCCCACACACCTTCATCTCCGCTCTTAATCCGTACCCGAGAAATCTTTCTAACACCCCCATCCAGCGCGACGATTACACTGCGTTAGTCTCGGACAGAGTAATTACAGATACCAGTAACGGCAGCATTATTGTCACGCTTCCCGAATCTCCCAGCGACAGCGACCGAATCGCGTTAGTCGATATTTCCGGGACGTTCGACCGTTTCCCTTTAATTATTCGTACAAACCCGGTAAGTAACGAATTACTCAACGGGTCTCCAGACGACTGGATTGTAAACATCCGAGACGCGCATCTCGAGCTGTTTTACCATGCAGCTACCGAGCAGTGGAAGTTTGAAGAGGCACCGGGATCAGAGTGCAATCCGGTTCTTGGTACGTTCCTTTCTTGTGGTGGTAAAGAGTTTATTGGCGATAGGACTATTGCCGAGTGCCCGGACGGGGCCAGATTGCCCACCACATATCCCATTCTTTCCGCAGGAGTATACAGTTTCGAGCCGTCACAAGCCGACCCGACACTTGGCAAGTGCTACAGGCAATATGACGAAACAGTGGCATTGTATGCGAATGGTACTGGCGGACTTGTAAACGTCCCTCAAGCCCCCCGATGCAACAGATCTAACGCCTCTTTCACTCCTCTTTCCAGAAACACAATCTACATTGATCAGACGATCGGCGAAGATTCAATCGATAACAGGGGCTTTGATAAAGATCGTCCGTTCCGCACCATTGAACGTGCGCTGCTTGAAGGTGTTAGAGAATCCCGTCGCTCCGGCCAGAACAACGACCGGTACGACAAGGTCATGCTGGAAATCGCTCCAGGTGACTATTATGTTGATAATAGTCCTGGTGTTCTTTCCGGTCTTACGGTAAGTGAAGGGACCGGACTCGTTCAAAAAGTAGATACAGGGTTCACAATTTCTAACTCGGTTATAGGAGACAAAGCCACTACCATCGTGGTGAATGTCGGTAATTCGGTTAACACGCAACCACCACGCGAGTTGAACTTGGGCCGAGTCCTTTACTCAGAGTCTGGGGGTGTTGGTAACATCGCTCGGGTGCAAAAACAATCCGGCTCCAGCTCGAACTGGATTATCAGCCTTGAATACGTTAGAGGGACTTTTGAAGTAAACGACAAACTCTTCTTTGACAATCTGGCTGTTGTCAACCCTCAGACCGGGGGTCTTATCGTTCCCCGGGGAATATCGGTAGACGGGGTCGATCTGCGCAAGGTCCGCATCCGGCCGATGTACGTTCCGGAACTCAGCCCGGTCCAGAACGACCCGCAGACCGAAAAAACCGCTATATTCAAAGTTACTGGTGGAACCTATGTGTCGTTGATGACTTTCACCGACAACTTGCAATACTCGAGAAGCCATAATACCGTCACCGCTATTGAATTTGCTTCGGAGCAAGAGATTATCGGGGGCGGCAGCGAAACATCTTACTATTCCCGGATTAACTCCCTGTTCAAAGATGTTGATGGGTGGGAAGATGAGTTGCTTGAAGCGATTGCTGCTGAAACCACTATCGTCGCCCCTATCGCCTCTACAAAGCAGAACCGGTCTCAGGACATTGAGGAGAATCAGACAGGAATTCCTAGTCCCGACTCGGACAGTAACGCGGCTGTTATGTATCCCGGCGCCACCAGAATTCGCAACTCGGATGGCGCTATTGTCCCCTTGCCGGACATCAACTCGACCCGATCCAGTTCGCCTTACGTCTTTAGCTGCTCGGTTCGGAGTATTTTCGGTCTGAACGGCCTCTGGGCGAACGGTTCACGTGTGTCTGGCTTTAAGTCGATGGTCACCGCGAACTTTACCCAAGTCTCGCTTCAGACCGACCCGAACTGTTACCTAGACAATACGTATTTCCAAGACCCGCCTATTAATAAAACGGACAGCGAAGGCAAGAAATACAAATCCAGCAATGCAGATAAGTTCAAGTACCGCCACTTTGGAATCAGAGGCAGTAACGATGCCACGATCCAAATCGTGTCCGTATTCTGTATCGGTAACAGCGATCATTTCATATCAGAATCTGGAGCCGACTTATCAATTACTAACTCTTGCTCGGACTTTGGTGACATCTCACTTCGAGGTATTGGGTACAAAGCTAAGTCTTTTAGTCAGGATCAGGCCGCCCCGGCGACTGGGTACAGCGGTACCCGGATTACACAGATTGTCCCCCCTTTGCCGCTGCAATACACTCAACTTCCCGACGGTCGTCCCGCCACATTAGAAGATATCGAGGTAAGTACTGGTCTTGTTATTGACTATAATAAAACCCTGGCTTATGTGCTGGCAAATAAAACGGGTACGAATGAGGCGCCCGAAACCATCAGAATCTATGTTCAAAACTCGAACATCGCCAGTCCGTTTAGCCTAGAACGTCCTCCTTCCGCCTCTAATATCGCTTTCGGCCAATACAGCTACACCAAAAAAATCGGTACGAGTACTTGGGAGTTGTCCGGCGGTCCCAGCAGACCTAACAGAAAACGTATCTATATTAACGGTTTTGATGAAGTCGGCAATTCTATACTGTATACTGGCGATCTCCAACTCGCTGCAACCAATTCCCCCGGATTTGGTAATCTAGACGACAGCTCTAAAATATTTGCATGGGACAGCGCACCTATTGATATTGATCAGGAAACCGGGAATACAGTAACCGGATCTCCAGCCTGGTATATTAATGTAACGACTCAAGGTATCTCTGAAGAAAGTACAGATCAAAACGCCGATGGATACCTCGCCAAACGGTTTAACTACGCCTTTAGGTATAAGCTGATTGACAACCCGACTGGGCAAGATGCCGTCTTCGCCTCCCTGGACTTTATGTTCAACCGGTCGGCGGTAAAAATCATCCGCGCTATTGATCAGAGGCGAGCGGATGACCGAGTGTATCGAGTCGTACTCGAAGGATTCGAGCGTCTTCGGGGGATGAGACGTCCGCAGCCTTATTATGTCCTTGAGAAGCAACCGGGTGTTGCCGGTTTCCCTTTAAATAATTCATCCGAACTTGAGGATAACCCGTTAACCATCACGCAAGTACGCACTTATGAAGAGGTGTTTACACCAGGAGCCAGTGTCCAAAACAGTGGAAAATACGTTACATATTTGACGCAAGGTTCCCGCGCTCGCGATGTATTTACCGGAGACTTTTACCCGTCTCTGGATAGCGATTATCCCGAGCTTACGGAAGACCCCGTTGAAAGTGCTACTAAGCAGGCTTTGGCCCTAATGCAGGCAAGAGCTTCTGTGAACTTCAGTGCCCCGCTCCAGGCATCGACCGAACCTATCACGGTCCGTACCTCGGCATCCGCCTCTGTCGGCATCCTGGTCGGGTTGAGACGTCCGTCCGTCATCCGCGCTTCCGGGCACACCTGGGAATGGACTGGATACCTGAACTACGACACTTCGTTCCCAACATTCCAAGGCGAACCTTTAGAGCAAGAGTTCATTCTTGGTAAGATTATTACCGAAGAGAATGGTGGCCGAGTATACGCCACCGGTATGAACGAGGAGGGTAACTATTACCTCGGTACTACTGTCTTTGACCTTAGGTCGGGCGAGCAGTTCTCGATTCCTTACGCGTCAGAATCTGGAGCCGAAGGCCTTACCAACCAGGTGCTGAACAACGTAATCATAAGAAGTACGTTGCTTATGCAAGACGGCTCCAGCCTTATCATGGGGCGGGGTACAAGCCTTTTCTTCAGTAACGATACCCAGTTCAAATCTTTGACTACTGGCGATATCATCGCATCGCCAAACCCTCCCCTAGTCTATGCATCACGCGACCGGGCCGGTATTGTACAACTCGCCAAGAAAGAAGATATCAGAGGGGCGAAGAATCCAGCGTTCCTGGGGATTAGTGACAAAGTCGCTGTTACTGCCTTCGACCTGGCTAACGAACTTGATGCTAGGTTAAATAACAATGTCACTGGCGGTAGGGGCATTTCTGTTACCCAGGTCAACGTAGAAATCCCGGGCGGAGACCCTAACGATCCTTCAGACGATATAGCCCAGTTCGTTGTAAATTCTGGTCTGCCAGGTAATACTGATGCCGTAGGATTCTCCAGTCTTTGCATTGGCGAAGACCCCTCTCTAGAGGATAGTACAAAACTTACAAGTCTTAGAACTTCTAGCCAATCTCTCCCCGTAAGAGACGAGAGTAATGCCTCAGACTCTGCTCTAGTCACGGAGAAAGGGATCGCCAAATGGGCTAAAGATATCCCGGGGTATGTAAAATCTCAGGGCACAAGCCCCTACATCGTGCTTCACGTCTCCGGGGGTACCCCGCTTACCGAGGAAAACTCAGTACCTGGTGGGTACTTTGAGACAAATGAAGTATCTTACAGCCCCAATTCTAGTTCGATATTCAGAAGAACAATTTTCTCGACAGTAACAGATGCGCTGGAATTTGCGGCCGGAGCCTACCTCCCCCTAGGAGCCGAACTTGTAATCAGTGTCCATGACAATATAACTGCTACCGAAGCAGGACCATTAATGGTTGCAAATAGCTGGTCGACTGTTGTTGTAGCTGGGGCGAGGGGTGCTGTTACAACCCCTAAAATCCGGATTAATATAGATGGCTCTGTACCTTCGGACAACACAAAATTCGCCGGAACCAGGATCCCTCAAGTCATCGATAGAGCTATATCTGCTGGCATAATTTTTCAAGATCTGACAATTGACATTAACACTAATGAGACAAATGCTGAAAGCACTTATCTAACCCTTAATGGGGGGTTTGGGGTAAATACACGGGATACAGTAATTAACTGGTTGAATTGCAGCGGAAGCAGCGCGTCTGGCACAGCTTACTCTCAAGTGCCAGGTAAGTTTATTAATGCCACGGCCAGTGTGGGCGAAAAAACTCAGATTCGAGTTACACCAGAATTGACTACTTCCGGATCAGATTACAGTATTGTAACCAATCTAGAAATGGCAAATACCAGCCAAAAGACGTTCGTCGCCTTCTTTGATCAAGCTGGTGGTCTTTTGGGGCAAAACTGCGACATCGTTTTTGATTTCAGACGGGCAAGTTATGGCGATGGGGGAAATAAAACTCTGGAGTTTAAGTTCACTCACAATAGTTCTGAGCCTTGCTGGGTTAAAATGCTTGGCATGGGCGGCAGAGGAAACTGTAGAATTACAAGCCGAATTGCTCCGTTTGTGAAATGGAACTTCGATAACAAAGATTGGAATATGAAATTCTTTTACACAGGATTTTTATCCAATCCTAATACTTGTGGCTTAGCCTTTAAACCGTTCCCGTATTCAAGCGGGGTTTACAAAATCTCGCAAAGCACGGCTCAGAGTATACTTAGCTCTGGTGCTGCCGCAGTTGCCAAGGATTGTATAATCTCCGGATTGGACTCAGCGTCCTTTAATTCCGGCCCGTTCTCTATCTACCAAGAGTTAGCAGGTAAGACGGTTAGTACAGTTTCTATCCCCTCCGTTCTTTTGAAAAAAGAAGTTCCTAACTCGTTTAGAATCTCATCCCCTGACGGAACTGAATACGACATCAGTGTGAGTAACGCTGGTGTTCTGCAAGTAGATCCTGTCTAATGGCAAGAGCTAAACCCCCTCGCTGGTGGGGCAAATTCACCTCCTCCTTGCCCAAGTTTCGTTTGCCTTTTCTCGAACCGAGGGTATGGACGCGGGAACTCGCCCAGGCCTGGGTGGACCGAATCCCGCCCAAATGCCCGTTTGAGAGGGCGGTGTGGTGGCGCGGCCGACTCGTGCTCTACATCCCCCCTTTGTGTCCCCTTAACCCGTTTTCGACCCAGCTTTACGCGATACGCCTCAAAGCGCAAGAATTTCTGTCAGCAAATCCTGACATTTGAATTCGCGCCCCCCTCAAGCGCGGTGTATAGTAAAAACATGACGAGGGGAATTTCTCCCTCTCGTCCAAATCCAAAGGACCAAATCGTATGACCACGGCTACAACTTTTACCGTCAACGTGATCGAGGTGGGGACCACAAGCCCCGATCTCGCCCCGCTCGCAGGACGTGAGTACTCTAAGCAGTACACCGCTCTGCCTAACGCGAATCTGCCCAAGGCGATGCGTCTCGCGCTGGACAAAGTGTTTACCGCTTTGACTGGCGAAGAACTCCCTCTCGAAGAGAACACCTTCCTCATCAAGTCAGAAGACGGTGTTTACAACCGCCTTTTCGGACCCATTCTCAAGGCAGGGAATGACGAAGTCGAAGGTACTTCCACCGGCTCGTTCACCATTCAATGGGGCAATCGCTACATCCCTGTCACTCTGGGCAAGGAGGGCTTGGGCGTAGAAATTAACGGCCAAGCTGTAACGCTTGAGGCTGAATTCGCTGCATTCAACTTCTCCGGCCGTGGACCCGACGCTTGCCTGATGGTGTCTGTTGACGAAGAGGATGGCTCGGGTCAAACCGCCATGCCCATTGCAGTTCGGTTCATCGACTACCAGAACCCGCCTGAGACAAAAGCTCTCAACTCCTTGCTCAAAAAGAACAAGGCGGTAGATGACATTCTTCCCCTTGTGCAGGAGGTTACTCCCCGTGGGTCTGGGGGCATGCGCTCCGACTGCGACAGCGAGATCGACTTCCGCGACCTCGAAATTGGTCAGTACAGCGTGATCGGCTATCGGAGCGCGAACACGAAATTCGGTACCTCGTATCGGATCGTGATCGGCGATTATCCGGTGGGGACCGGTCAAACTGCTGAGACCTGGGCTCATACCAGTCTCCGCTCGCTGCTGGCGACGAGTCCCGAAATCACCCAGGAAAAGCCCGCCTTGCTCCATATCAAGGACAAGGAAGTCACAAGCGACGGCAAAACCCGTATCCGTTGCACGCTGATCCTGAGCAGGCAGGAAGAAGTCAATCCGGACGCCCTGGATCTGAACTTCGGCTGATCGCCCTTAGCACGCCCCGGGCTTATGTCCGGGGTTTTCTTAGTTGAAAGCTTGTTATCTTAACAAGTCGAGCTAATGGAAACGAAAGCGCCTTATGGCTGGTCGTCACTGAACAAAGACGAAGTGTCTTACGAGTTTGGTGAGGCGAGAATGGGCACAGGCCCTAACGACATTCCTTCTAACCAGATCGGCGAGGGGGAAGACGATTACCACAGCAGAGACGTATCCCCTGACTCGGAGTTTGGTGCTGCGAAAGTAGCAGATAACCGAGACGGTTACGGCGGTAAAGATGACTATCGCCCTAAGGCTGGGGACAAAGACCCTGCCGATGTGGGTACCATAAACCTCCCAATCGGGCACATTGTCATCGAGGATGGTGTTGTCCAGGGGAGGAATTACTACCTCGTGCAGGACATTAAGTCGGAGAAAATGTACACCGTAGTGCCCAATTTCAAAGGTGGTGAGACCTATAAATCCCCTATGCGTGGTGACCGGACTTCCGCTTTGCAAGACGCCTATAGGACGCTTTCGGCTACGTTGCCCGACTCGGCCCTGGCTCAACTTCGAGAACGGTTCCCGGAAACTCTCGCTTTGTGATATAATCATTTCAACCCACATTTTAAATGGCCTCGATTCTTTCTCATCCCCCCATGGTCTACAAATTCGACCATGGATACGACTTTCCTGAATTCAACGATTATTTTAAAAAGGCGATCTTGTCGGTGTGGAATCCGTGGGAAGTCAGCCTGAAAAGTGATTGCCTGGACTGGGATCATAACTTATCGCAGTCGGAGAAAGACTTAGTAGCAGGAGTTCTTCGTGGGTTCACATCTGCCGAGCTAGGAATCTCGTGCTACTGGGGCGACACAGTTTGCAAAGCGTTCCCTAAGCCGGAGATCCAAGACATGGCAAGGACGTTCAGCGCGTTTGAACGTATCCATGCAGCGGCTTATAACTATCTTTCAGACACCCTTGGGCTTAACGAGTTCGAAGAGTTCATGGCTGACGAGGCGGCTAAGACAAAAGTTGAAAGGTTCTTTACTGAGTGCGAGTCGGAAAAGGTATCTTTAGCTGTGTTCTCTGGTTGTGGCGAGGGAGTATCACTATACTCATCCTTTGCAATTTTACTATCCTTTAATAAGGGCGGTAGACTCAAAGGACTAGCGCAAATCATATCATGGTCAGTTTCCGACGAAGTAAAACACAGCGATGCTGGAAGTTTACTATTTAAATACTTAGTAAAAGAGGTAGGTATTACAGAAGAGGAAAAAGCCCAGATCAAGAGAGGATTCGACGCTATCATAGCCAATGAGTACAGCTTTTTGGAAAGCATTTTCGACAAAGTCGATAACACTGCTATTCCTATCGCTCTAAATGACCTGAAAGCTTATATATTGTACCGAGCTAACGACCGTTTCCAAAACCTTAATCTTGACATGCGTTATGAAATGAGCGATGAACAGATTGCATCAGCTCGGAACATCGCCTCCTGGTTCGATCCTATGGTCAAAGGCCAGACAAATAACGACTTCTTTTCAATGGCGAAGAATGGGAGCGGCTATGTTGCAAAGCCAAGCCAAGACTTTGACAACGTCGATCTTAGGGCCTTGGACCTGGTTCTGACATGACTTGATCTAATGGCTGACTACCCGTTTCCAAAGCCTTATCTCCAGCAGCCCGGAAACATATGGGTAGTAAAGACTTTGTCCGGGGTTAAGACTTTCACTGATCCCGAACTTGCCTGGAGCGCTTACTACTTCGCCCGCCTCAATTACCTCAAAAGAATTAATTAATCACCATGGCTTTATCTAAGACTGACAAAAACGAGAAGATTATGAAGTCGTCCCACGGGACTACTTGCCTTATCACACAAGCGGGCAAGGCAGACAGGCTTCTCGATCTTTCAAGAATTCGGAAAATCGCTGAGAAGAGGCGAGCTAGTGATTGGGAAATCTAATACAATGGATGTAAACATTAACATACCAACGGGGTGGTCTTTGCCTGAAGACGATGATGACGAGTACACGAGCATGGAAGAAGTCCCTGCCCTGGACCCTGAAGATGAGAAGAAAGAGAAATGGCTTAGGTGGAAAGACTCCCCTTACCAGGTGAGTGATATGGGCAGGGTTAGGCGTGTCCAACAGAACGGCTCGTTCAAGTTAAGAAAGCCTCGATCGGATGATAGGGGTAAGCATAGAGTCAATCTTACTTGGGAAAGTCAGGGAGTTCCGCATCGTGAAGAGCCGTTTGTCCACCAAGCCGTGATGGAGTTATTTGGACCTGAAAAACCCAGTGGAGAAAACATAGTCATCTGCCATAGGCATCCTACTGGCGAAGATGGCAAACCGGATAATAGGCTAACTAATCTCTACTGGTGCAATAGGAGTAAAAATGTTAAAGATAGTTGGGATGACGGCCTTATGGAGGAAGGTGCGAAATGGAAAGACTGAGCCCTCGGCCTCCCTAACCCCTAAGAGATAACCAACCCTTTAATTGCTAACTAACGCAAAAGATGTAAATCTTTTGTGAAGGAATTTTTCGTCTTTTTTTTATCATGTTTGACATTGACACCCTAGCTACACACCCCGACTGGCTCAACGAAGAAGCGCAACAAGTACTTGCGAATGGCTATTTGCTTCCGGGCGAGACTCCACGCGAGATGTGGAAGCGGTGCTCGTTAACGGCCGAAAAATATCTTAAAAGACCGGGAATCGGCGAAGATATTATGGAGATGTTTTGGAAAGGTTACATGGGAGGTGCGTCTCCTGTGTTAAGTAATTTCGGTACGAATAGAGGACTTCCGGCTTCCTGCTATTCTCATACCATCAAAGACGATACAAATAACATCTTCAGTCATTTGAAAGAAGTTGCTGCATTGAGTAAGCATGGCGGGGGTGTGGGGAGTTATTTTGGTGAACTTCGCCCCAGCGGCTCTCCGATCAGCGGTGGTGGCAAGTCCGGCTCGATTGTGGAATGGATGCGCCTTTATGACCGTACTGCAGCCATTGTTAGCCAGGGGAACACAAGGCGCGGCTCATTCGCTCTTTACATCCCTATTGAGCACCCTGACCTCATGGACGCTTTGCGCAGCAAAGACCATAGCCAGGGCGATCCGCGCAATTTCATCGACTCGAACCTTGCTGTAGTTGTAAAGAACAAGTGGATTGAGGAGATGTTAGAGGGCGATAAAGACAAGCAGAGAATATTTGGAGAGGTGTTGAGAAGTCGTTTGGTATCCGGCTCGCCTTACTTAATGTTTGTAGACAATGCTAATAACCAGGCGCCAGAATGCTTCAAGAAACGCAATTTGAATATTATATCATCGAACTTATGTTCAGAGATCATGTTGCCTATGGATGAAAATCATTCGTTTACATGTGTACTATCATCTCTTAACCTGGCTAAGTTCGACGAGTGGAAAGATTGGAAGGGGAGAAACACCGGTAAAACCGTTCCAGAACTAGGAATCTATTTTCTGGACGCTATTGTCGAAGAATTTATCCACAAGGCGAAGAGAATCCCGTCCATGGGGCGTGCGGTAAGATTCACGTCCAAGTCCCGTTCACTCGGGCTGGGGACTATGGGTCTGCATGCCCTTTACCAGTCTCGCGGACTGCCTTTCGCAAGCCAAAAAGCACGCGAGTTAAACATTGAAACCCACAGATATATAGACGAAATGACGCTGAAGGCGTCTCAGGACATGGCGAGAGAGTATGGCGAGCCGGAATGGTGCGAGGGGCATGGAATCCGCCACGCTACTCGAACTGCAATCGCTCCTACTAAAACAAACTCTGTCATATGCGGTGCAGTAAGCGAAGGCATCGAGCCCATCATCGCGAACTTGTTCGTCGCGACTAATGACAAGGGAACCTTTGTGCGTCGAAACCCGTACCTCGAAGCACACCTCACCTCAATAGGTAAAAATACTCAAGACGTATGGGATAGTATTCTTGATGAGCGAGGAAGCGTACAGCATCTCGACTTTTTAAGCGAGAATGTTAAAAACGTGTTCAAAACGGCCCGGGAAATCGACCAGTTTGAGCTGGTAAAACAGGCTTCTGACCGACAGAGGTACGTGTGCCAGGGCCAGTCCCTTAACCTGTTTGTCGATCCTGAGTCAACGGCAGAATACCTGTACAAGCTGCATTTGTTGGCTTGGAAAGTTGGTCTTAAGTCTTTGTATTATTTGAAGTCAACTTCTTTACAAGTTAAGAAAACAAATAAGGCGGCAACTGTCTCGTCCCCAGTCGCGTTAATTGTTACGAAAGATGGTTGTCCGTGGTGCGTAAAAGCCAAAGAACTCCTTACCAAGGCCGGATTTGTTATTCAAGAAAAGGACAGGTCGGAAATCAGCGACGAGGACTGGCCGTACCAAACCGTACCGCAAATATGGATTAACGGCAGCCATGTCGAAGGTGGGTACGAAGGCTTGGAAGCGATGCTTTCCCCCGAGGCCGAGCCGGAATACAAGGAGTGCCTGGCTTGCCAGGGTTGAACTCTTTGTGTTAAAATCTGTTCACATACTTTACCTACAACAATGAGTCAAGAAGACAAGGATTGGGCAGTTTCAGCCTTTCTGTCTCACCCTGAGGTCAATTCTTACGGAGTTGGCCCCAGGTCCGAAGTTCGTGAAAGCAATTGGGGCAACGAACTTACCGAGGATCAAATAGAGCAAATTATCCACTCGAGAGACTTTTTGTTAAGTCTTGACTTGACGATAGGATTAAGCTCTTCTTCTTCCCATTCCTCTCTCGTAAGGAATAGACTAAATTCTGTCAAAAAAGTGTATGTGTACCACGGTTCATTAGTGCTCGCGGCAAAGGCCCTGGGCATTCCTGTTTCACAGGTGGGCCAAGGTCCTTATGTCAGAATGCCCGTTAGCAAAGCCTCACTAAAGGCTTTAGTGTGATAGAATCCCCCCTAAGGAGAAATCAATTTCCCATGCTTAAGCCTACTTTTTACGTTGAAGACGAGGACTTTGCCCCCCAAGTGGCGCACCCGGGTGATGCCGGAGCGGACATCAAAGCGTTCGTAGAGGGCGGATTTAATCGGGCTGACGCGATCCGCTTTTTCCGAGAGTTCGAGTCCGACGCTTTGAAATACGGCTATAAGCTGTATATCAATGGCGAGCATTTTGAATCGGAATTGCTTCCCTTCTTTCTTGAAAAAATCGAGAACGAAGGGGGGGCGGTTTTTCTCCCGCCTGGAGAGACAGTCCTTGTGAATTCCGGTTTCAAAATCGTCTTGCCAGAGATACAAAAAGTGTATCCAGGCCCTCCTTGGAATCAGTTTGTCCTTCAGTACAAGATTGTAGGCAGAAGCGGCTTGTGTCATAAGCACGGCGTGGTTGTCACGAACTCGCCAGGAGTTATCGACTCGGGATACAGGGACTGGGTCAAGGTATCTTTGACGAACGAAATCGGTAAAGGCGCGTTGGGGGACAATTACCATGTGTTTACTCATGGCGCACGAATCGCCCAAGGAGTGTGCGAACTTGCAATCGACCAATCCGACTCTGTCGTAACCACCAACAAAAGCGTTTTCACCAAGACGGATAGGTCGTTAGGCGGGTTCGGCTCGACAGGGGTATGAGCAATCCGCAAGTATTGATACCCGATTTCAAACGCCCCTGGTGTAAAAATTGCCAGGGGCGGGGATTCAAAGTACTTGAAATATACGACCCGGGTAAAGAATGCCCGAGGTCCGAAGCAGTAGAATGCCCTGATTGCGGAGGTACGGGTGACAAGTTTAAGTCCAGAGATTGAGGTTTTAGTTTTAAACTTCGACTACACGCCTTTGAACATTGTCCGTGGCAGAAGGGCTATTGTTCTTTTGCTAAAAAACAGAGCGCAGCGGGTATCAGAGAAAGTAATCCGCCTTCTCAAGTATATTAAAATGCCGCTTAATCGGGCGGCAAGGGAAAAACCTACAAAGACGGGAATCTACAGGCGAGATGGCTACAGTTGCCAGTATTGTGGCAGCACCAGGAGTCTAACAATCGACCATGTTATTGCCAGAAGCAGGGGTGGTCAGGATACTTGGGAAAACCTTGTGCTGGCATGCTCCAAGTGCAATGTTAAGAAGGCGGATAGGCCCCTGCAACAGACGGGAATGGTATTAAAAAAGAAACCAAGGCCTCCCTTGCCCAAGGTAGTGGAAACCGTACAACAATCTAAAGACCCGGAATGGGCGACTTACGGATTTTTCGGTTGAAAGCTTTGCGTACCCGTTTATAAAATGGTGAACTTTACTTTCAATCTTTTTAACAAGCTTCCCTTTGCCAGCAAGGCATATGAAAGTGTGGCAAATTTCGTAAATAAAAATCTGCTCGACAGAAAACTTTTCAATCCCGCCTTTCTCGCCATCGCCTTTAACGCTGTCGACTCTTTTTGGTTGAAGCATAGGAGTACGGACTGGTATTCCCGGTCCGAACTTAGGGTGATTACCGGCTCGATCTTAGAGTCGATTTCTGATAATAATCTTAGCGAGAAGGAGGTAGAAAAGCTTACACGCTATATTCTGTCGAAATGGGATCCGAGAGTGGCGGAGCAGAAACAACAATCTCCCGAACTGCTTGACAAGGTAGAAAAGAACGCGGAAGTCACAGTCAAAGCGTATCGTAAAATCGGCAAGAAGGTTAAGCCGAGCAAGCTTGTTGCCGAAGCGGCCAAAGTGTCTAAGGCTAAGGCATCTGACGACGGAATTATCGAATCATTGACCAGGATATTTCGTTGAAAGCTTTGAAAGCGTATTTCAAATGACTTATTACGAGAAGCCTAAGGGCTGGAGCGAAGCGCCGAAGGAGAGTTGGGTCTCTGGGACGCCTATCGGTCAAAGTGAGATCAAAATGCCGGACCTGGGGGACCCTGGGGCCCACGAGGACGCCTCGGACAAGGTGTCTTTTGAGGATGCTGGCACTCCTGCCCTGTACCAAGGCAGGTCGGTATCTCAATGCCCTCCAGGCACCAGCAACCAGAAAGGTGTCTGCATGCCGGATCCGAAGTCCGAAGCCAGCCTTGAATCCAAGATCGAGACCGCCACTAAAGGTGGTAAAGGCGAACGTTCGTTCAAGCGTGAACTTCCCGAAGCGCCTAAGGAAGCTGATGCTCAAATTCGCCGCCTTGCCAAAGAAGGAGTGAAGGGGCGGGCGGCATGATCGAGAAACTTTCTAAACCGATTCGGTTTGACACGCAAACCGATTTTCTTGTTGTCGCCCGAGACGGCGAAAAATTCTTTGTATCAGATTCTGACCCTAGTCTTAACCTAAGCCTGGAGGAGATGAAGCCTAAGACTCTCTTGGAATTTGCTTTGGTGACTAACATGCCAATCAGAAAATTCGTCCGCGCACAGCGCGTTCTCAGCGCAAAGTTCTTCGGTACGTGATATACTGGGTTCAACAAAGAACCCCATGGAACTTAAGGAAAATTGGCTCGAGTCCCGGCTCGCCGGAGAAAAAAACCTCCCGCTCGTTGTTATTGACTACAAGGTATACGCGCACGCGATTCACTCGTTCACCGAATCGGCCCGGGATATAGTCGGCGAGGACAATGAGCCCGCTCTAAGGAATGTTGTCAAAGCGTTGTGGGCTTATAAACTCAATCGCGGAATCGACTCGATACCACGGCATGACTTTACTGCAGTAGTCGTCGATGATTTTAAAGGTGAGTTTGGCGACGGCTTGAAAGGGTATTGGAGAAGTGTCGAAGCCCATGCCTTGGGTATGCCGGAGTACAAGGGGGGTAGACCGGACAAACCATCTTTGTTTCCTATAATCCTTGAAGAGGGATACAAATATCTCAAAGCGCCTGGCTCGACGTTCCACTTCTTTGAAAAAGAATTTTATGAAGCGGATGATGTCGCCGGTAAAATCGCACGCATACAACGAAACTCACCCCCTATCGACCGCTACATCCTGTTAAGTACGTTGGATGGGGATTGGCAAGGCTTGGTCTCTGACCATCATAAGGTTGTCTGGTGTAATACTGGGCCGTGGCTTCCAAGAATTCGCACAGAGCATGAAGTATGCGACTATTACTTAAGAAAGGAGAAATTGCACATTAAAACAGCGAGAGAGACGTACACTGTCAAGGTGGAAGTCGGGGACAAGGGTGATAATTTAATGCCGGGAACGCCCCTCCGTTTCTTCGACCTGTACGAGGAAGACGAAGTCTGGGGCTGGACTGCTGACGAGGAAGCCACCCTGGCCGGGATAATGGCCGATACGAGGCGATCGAACCGGCCTGACCACCTCGCCAAAGCCGAGACCTATTTAAGGGGGTTGGGGATGTTCCTGCCCGAGATTCCGGCCCCGGACCGCCACGAGATCGCCCTGTTCAGCGAGCGGGCCGTCAAAGAGCGCCGGGAGGCGCTTTACCCCAACCTCAGGGGGTTGAACAAAAAGCATTGCATCGACCTGCCCGACGGCCCGTTCGAGAAATGTGCTAAAATCGTAGAGGAGGATAAAGCCGCCTTAGATGAGATTAAAGAACTTGAATCGTTGAAGAAGGCTGATCCGGAGTCAGTAGACTCTCAACGGATTAAAGACTTAAAACAAGCCCGAAAAGACTACAAAGCCATGCTGATCAGGTTCAATGCCCAGTAAGAAAAAGGAAGCGAACTCGTCAGACGCCCTTTTGAAGGAGAAGGGCCCAGCGTCAAAATATGCAAGCAGTATCGCCGCCCTCGAATCTCGTGGCTACTACTTGCGTGTCAACATCGACTCCAAGCTCACCTCTTTTCATGACTTGTACGAGAAGTTCAGTCCGGGAGAATCACACTTTAAGGATAGCTTGCCCAGAGGGATAAATTATCCCAAATGGTTTGAGTTTTTAATCCCCGCCTCTGAGTTTACTCTCGAAAGCCTACAAAACGAAGCGTTGGACGAAGAAGGCGGCTTGTTCAAAGACCCGGATTGTCGCGACTTCGCAATGCCGCTGTTTATGTATAGGTCGGGGAGGGCGAGTGAAGTCACGGACTATGTCCTGGGGGTGGAGAATCTTAAGGCGATAAGGCATAAGAAAATGGGAGGAGGAACCTATGACTTAGGAATAGCGTATTCGCCCAACTCGATCGAGAACGAGTTCAAAGCCAAAAGCCTTAACAACGTGTATGCTTATGTACCAGAAGACGATTGGTTTGAGGAGAGAGTAAGGAAGTTAAAATTCGAAGATATTGTAACCATTTTCCCTCCAGCCGAAGCAGAGATGTTCAAACTGATCATTGGAAGGGCTTGTGTAGGGAGGAGTGGCAACATCCATCCCGGCAGTAGTGAAGTATTGATGCACGGATTTCGAAAGGCCGGGGTGATTGTGGGCGAGCCAGGAGTCGGCAAAAGTACCGTCTTGGGTGGGATTATGAAAGCGATGCAGTATTGTGGTTATAATGTAGTTAACTTTGGCCAATTTGGTAGTCGCTTTAATCAGGGAGCAGTTGTCACTTCACATCTCGCGTACAACGATGATTTAACTCTCGAATCGCTTGAGAACATGCTCAAGGCGCATAGCTTTAAGTCTGTAGTCACAGGCGGCACAGAGAAAGTCGAAAACAAGGGTACCGATTCGATTGAAGTGGTATCAAACACCGTTATAATCGCAAATTGTAACGAAGTCAGGTCCGAGATATCTTATAGTTTGGACTCGGGGGCGATAAGCCGCCTCGCCCTTATATCGACTTACCGTGCTTTCGAGCAAGAAGAGATGTCCGAGACTATGAAAAGAGATATACATCCCGTTGCAAATATAAAACACTTGTGCAAGACGCTTAAGGTCGATGAGGTCACACTGTTTATGAAGGTAATGCGCGAGTGTACCGACTTCTTCCTGTCCAAAGTCCGTTCGGGAACAGACGTTCATTTCCACAGCGAGCAGTTACTCCCGTACCTTAGGATACAAATACATAAAAATGCTTTGGAATGTTATTTGCGGTTTAGTTTTCTTGCTTATGCCATTAGATGTCACAAAGGCCAAGGAGACTATCTGCCCGAGCTTACTCTCGGTTCGCTTGCTAGTGTTCTCGAAGCTACAAGATTCATCGCGATTGATATGAAAGCTAATAACCTTAGGCGAAATATGAAAGCACACTGGGAGAATGCAAAACGCGAGCAAGCACACCCTTACTGGGCGCAGAGAAAACTTTTGATCACAAGCGTCGACAAAGCGTACGAAATATTTAACAATTATAAAGCCGACAAAGATTTGGCAATGGCGACTGAGAATGTGTTTTCCGCTCTTACACTTAGAGACGGGTTTAGTATGGGAAAGAAAATGTCACATATCGTAAGGACTTGGGAAATGATTAGGGGGGAGAAGAAACAGATTTACCGGCTTGCCCGCGACCTAATGGCTACTGTTACAGATCAAGAAGAATTGACCTATTTGACCGACGTTAAGAACAGATGTAATACAGAGTGGATATACAACGCCGGGTACGACCCACAAAAGCTATGATAATGACTCGACTCATCGCCTTGCTATTGACAATCACCCTCTTCTACGGTATCCTGATCCTAATGCTTCTCCCCTACATTAAATGACAACCGCTACCATCTCCCTGGATCAAGAATCTTGGGACCATAAACCGTCGGCCAAGATCCAATACGGCAATTTAACCGATAAGTATGGCAATCCTAAAAGCGAGGTTAGGGTCCTGGGTCTCCGGCTTGGCACCGACACAGCCGAGGTCACATCGAAATCACTCGCCAGGGCCATAGTCCAAGGCAAGACATGGTCGCCTTTTGTATTCAACGAGTGTCCGGATTGGAAACGCAGGCGCAGGATCGAGCCTTTGTTCAAGAGCTGCCAAGTCCTAGGTGTGGATTATGATGATGGCGATTCGGCTGAGGAAATCATCCAACAAGCAGGACAACTCGGAATACAATTCAACATTTTACACCACTCCTTCTCAAGTACTCCCGAACATCCCAAGTTCAGAGGTATTATCTTTCTTGAGCAGGAAGTGACAGAGTTCCAGCAAGCGAAACTGTTTTCTACGGCTTTGGCACATGGCCTGAACGCTGATAAATCATGTGTCGATGTCGCCCGGTTGTATTTTGGCTCCAAACCCGACTCGATCGTGTATTTCAATGACGAGGTAGTCACATCGTTGGGAGTGTTGCAGTCACTAGCCGATTCTGTCTCTGCCTCTCAGTATGTTGTTAACCGCGATCCTGAGTCAAAAGAGTACGAGCCGGACTGGGGAACAGAAGACGATCAGCGCAAGATATTTGCCAGGCTTTCGCCCGGAAAGCGTACATTTGTCCGACGCAAGATTGGTGGCTTGCTTCTTGAAATCGAGAAATTTGACGGCTCGAATGGTTCAAGCCGTTACGAGTGTTTGTGGCGTAACACGTCTCGTATCGCGAGGATGAAGGAAACAGTCGGCAATGTAATCCTGAGCTGGGTGCTGGAACGGGTGGAGAAAAATTCACACTTTGACGGATGGGACAAAAACCCCGAGGAGGTTGTTAAGAACGCGATTGCCTGGAGCTTTGAGCATAGCGATCCGCCTGTGTGAAAATCGTTGAAAGCCAAGTATAAGCATTTACTTGGTCTGTGGCGGCATCTGAGAGTAAATTTAGCGTTTTAGGGGGTGAAGACCTAAAAAGTCTCAGTAATATTCCTGGAGCTGTAACTCCAAACGGATTTGAAGTACCTCTACCTCCCAATCAAACTACCCCCGCCACCACAAGTCCAAGCTCGCCCCGGACCCAGGCCCCCAGCGGAAGTCAAAGTTCTCTACCTCAAGCCAGACAATCCATCCTGTCCAGGATATTTGGTACTCAGGGTCTAATGCAAAGAACAGGGTCGTTTACCCCTGAATTTGACTACACAGGCGTATCCAGCTCAATCACTAGAAAGGGGGCACACGTATCAGTATCCCAGAGCCTTGCAAAGATTAAATTTGTTACCGGTACGTCTGGGGGGATGCAAAATCGCATCGCCAGTCTAAGGTATTGGACAAGAAGGGGAGCGCAACAAAAGACTCAAGCATCGGGCGCTGTAACTTCTTCGCCTTCTTCAAGCGCACCGGGATCTGCAGCTTCAGCCGTCAATAATCTGCAGGCAAATCCTTACGATTTTGAAGGAAGTCAGTTACAAAGGACTTCAAGACTTATAGCGTCTATTCCTCCTATAACAGGAGGTAGACAAGTATTTCCCCTACCAGAAGGTTACAACCCGGGACAAAGTTTTCCACCCCCTGTTCAACCAGTACCGGAACAACCTGCGCCTTCGCAAAGTCAACCGGTGCCGTCTCCTGCCCAAACACCAAAACCTCCCGAGCAGCCCAAATCTAACTTTTTACCCAGCATAATCGACCCGTCTATACTTAATCAACCTCCCATAGACTGGGGCAAAGTATTCAATGCGAATCCGGGCACGCCCAGCGCCGTCACACCATCAATCGGCGGTGCAGAATCTCAAGGTGTATGGCAGTTTCTTTTCAACCCAGAAGAGCTGCAACTTGACTCCGGGCCGGACTATAACCGGGCCGAGACTTGGGGTGTGTCTGATCCGGCAAATAGCGGCCAGCCCTTGTCCTGGAAATCGAATAAGAACAGAAGACTTATATTTGGCAAGGTCTTGTTGACGGGTTATGTCATTGGCAAGCGAGTCGATTCTCTTGAAAGAGGTTTGCAACAACTGTTCATGGCACGGGATGGTGAGAACGGGAATGATGGACCTCCTGTTCTTGAATTTGTTTGGGGAGCCAGGGTTTTTGGGCCTTGCGTAATCCAGAACATACGTGTCCGCGAACGAGCCTGGGACGCCGGAGCACTTGTCAACGCAGAAGTATCTTTCGAGCTGGAGCAAGTGCCCGAATGGACGATTAACGACGGGTTTGTAGACATCGCTAGGCCGGGGAGAATGCCGCTGGTGAACGATCCGCTGCTGCCCAGGTCGGGTGTGGGAGTCCCGGCTGCGCCGGAAACACAGGGGGGGAGTACTAATACTACTACCGCACCAGCAAACCAACCAGGAGGGGGTACGGCAAACCCTAGGGCATTGACTGTGGAAAATTGCAAAGCATTGGGCACAGATTTAAGGGCTTGGTCGGGCATGGAAAGTTTAGCCAACAAAAACAAAAGCGGTCTAGTCACTTCCGGTATCGCACTGCCCTTTAATTTTCCTGTCTTATTGCCAATTGGGTCTAAAGTTATTCAAGACACTTACCCGGGTAACAGAGATAAATACACCGAATTACTTGGTAAAGCAACTTCAAACTCTTTTTATGGCTCGAGAATTAACGTCAATACTATAGGCAGAGAGTGTTTTAATTTGTCCACTGCCTGGAGTACTACGGGAACTATACCAGAAAGACAAAGAAGAAATTCTCTATATAATGACACCTTAATTAAATGCTCAAACAAAATAAAAAGCTCTATTGACTCTTACTATAACTCAAATCAGTGCAAAAACTTTACTATTGAGCAGGGATTTCAGGGGCCAGCGATTAGATAATGGCAATAACGAATCTCCAACTTAACGTCCGGGCGAATACCGCCCGTGCCCTAACCGACTTCAAACGGTTCTCAGCCAACCTGGACAATCAATTCCTGGTTAGCGGCTTGAAACTGGATGTTGTCCGCAGTGCGTTAAGCCAAATTAACCGTGAGTTTCAAAAATCCATCGGCGAGCAAGGCCTTATTGGGGCTTCTTCGCTCCGTGCCGCTCAAAACCAAGCAGCGCTATTGACCCAGGTATTCAAAGGGTTTTCAAACGAAGCGTCTTTGAGTATAAGTACTCAGCTCGGAACCGCGTTGAACAACGTTGCCGTCAAAGCTGGCGGCACGATGAAAGACGTTCAGAGAACGCTTGCTGCAACTCCGTTCATAAGTAAGAACTTGCCAGAGGACTTAAGGCAAAGTCTTACAACGGGGATTCTAGCCTTCCAACGAGATTTCCGACGAGCCGGTATAGGGGACAATTTTGGCGGGCTTGCTCAACAATTCCTGTCCGGCAAAGTAATGGGCCGAGATCTTGTCAATTCCGGCGACCCGATGTCCGCCTTTCTAGGTTCAGAGTTGATTAAACGGGCGGGAGGTCAGGGATTCATAGACAGTCCGGAAAGACGTACAGAGCTGTTAATGGAGATTGTTAACGATCCGCAGACAATCGCTAAGTTAAAAGAAATGGCGAAAAGGGCGGCGGGGTTCCGCATCGTCCTTGAAGATTTGAATACACAACTGTTTAACACTGAGTCAGGGACATTCGGCTCTTTGCGCAAAGTAATTGACCGGTTCGGTAAACAGACGACAATGTTTGATGAAGTTGATAAACTCATTAATCAAGTCTTCGGTCCCAGCGGATTGTTCAAAACTTTGTTCTCCAGCATCAAAGAAATATTTGGCATAGGCGACCCGCTGAGGCCGCTTATCGACGCGATCCAGTTCATGACTGGCATATTTGCCAAGATCACCGAGTACTTTAAGTCCGAACAATTCAAGACTATCCTGTTCTTGGTAAAAGACACTTTTCAAAGGGTTGTAGAATTCTTTACCAATGTATACAACAGTGTAAGACAAGCTATTCCTGACGACGCTTTCGCTCGTATAACGGGATTTTTTAAAGAAATACGTGACCAGATTGCATCGAAAAACTTTGATCCGACAAACATAATATCCTTTATCGAAGGCATTGGTAAAGGTGTTCGCGAATATATTCAAAAAATCGGCAAGTCGATACGGGAACACGACGACACAAAGGAGATGGGATTTGTGGCTGAGATCGGCGCAAGCCTTTTAACCGAGGTGGGCAAGACGGCCATCGTCCTTATCAAAGAGTTATTCCTAACCTTGGTAGACAAAGTACCCGAGATCGCTACTGCGGTATTGCCTGCTCTTAATAAAGGGATCAACTCATTACTAACAGAAGCTTTTGGAGAAGTTGGCGGCAAGATCGTTAAGTTTATTGCCGGTTTCTTGCCAGGACCGTTGGGTGCCGTGGCTAGGGCAAGTGCTGTAGGCGATGTGACAGGAGGTGGAGGTAATATGTTCAGCGCTTTGGCCATGGGCGCTGGTGCTTTGTTAGGTCCTGGAGCATTAATGGGTGGGGCAGGACTTTTAAGGAATATCTTTACTTCCAGGGGGAGATTCGGAATGCTCAATGCCCTAGGTAATAGGGCTATGGGTATTGAGACTCAATTCAATCGCAGGCTTTTGCTGACCGACCCTTTTACCGGTGTGAACGGGTTCAGTCCATTATCGCGGGGATTGATAGACCCGTTATCTAGGAGAATGCGGCCATCAACCCCGTTCGCATCTACTATACCAGACCTATTTCCCCAGGCTTTAGGGACCCAAGTACAAGCTTATAGGGAAAGACAATCCTTGATGTACGGACTCTCCCAGGGGAGAAATATACCTTACTCGGGAATAAGACCATCGGTAGCAAATGTACCAATAACACCAACTCCTGGGGGGATTTTGTTTCCTAATGTAGCTATAGGAGGACCGCAAGAAGCTCAATTTAGGAGATGGGCCACTCAGGGGAGGCAAGTAAACGCTAATGCAGTTAGTAATATTGATTACGAACTTCCAACCTTTAGGAGGAGAGATGTGATATCTAGATATGCCAGAAGGTATGGCACAAGGGCTACCATAAGGAGAGGTATATCAGATATAACTCCAGGGCTTATTAGACTACCAGCAGATGCCCTTTTGGGCGGATTTAGTGGTGAGGAATCGGCCACGCCCGGGTATTACTCCCGGAGCAAAAGTAATGTGGCGGCCAGATTTAACAGGAGGTATGGGTCTGGAGGAGCAAGAGCAGTTCTTGGGAGGGGTGTGAGGAGGTTTGGCAGAGGCGCCCTTATTGGCGGAGCTTTGGCCGGAGCCGGTGCCCTCGGGCTCGGTATCTTTGGCGGACCCGGGGCACAAGCTGCCCAGTCAGGATCGCTAGAGGCTGCAGGATCTGTCCTATCCGGGGGGTTCGAAGGGGCGATGCTAGGGGCGACTATTGGCTCTATCGTGCCAGGTATCGGAACGGCAGCCGGTGCGGTTATCGGGGGAGTTATCGGTGGTGTTGCCCCCTTAATGGACAAAGGGGTAAGAGATAAAATGGCCGAGTTTTTAGATTCTATAGGCCAAGGGTTCCGTAACACGTGGAACACCTTTACCAGGGGAATCGGTGATCTTATGAACTGGGCGGGCAAAGGTCTTGAAAACGCGTTTAAAGGCCTTGTCAACGGAATTGTCGGATTCTTAAATGCCGCATTGTCGACAGCTACAGCAATACCCCGTGCCATCACCACAATGGTGCAAGCGTTGTACGAGTCGGCCCCTGGCTGGGTTAAGGACAGAATGCCAGGAGCGGGGAGTTTTATACAATCTGCTGTAGACGCTACTTCTTATCAAATACCTAAGCCGTTTTTTGGAGGCAAGAACTTCGCCGGTCCAACTCTTGCCTTAGAGGAAAGAATGAGTGGAAGAAACGCAATGGTTGTCAACGATGGCGAGTTCGTTATCCCGAACAATGGATTAGCGACACTTTCAAATTTGGTGGGCCAGAACCTGCGCAATCGTGAAGTCGTTACAAGCAGCGGCGGCCCGACCCAAATAAACTTCAACCTGACCGTACAAACAAGCGCGTTCTTTGCCGATGCCGAGCAAATCGCCCGCGAACTCAAACAACCCGTCATCACCATTATCGACGAGGCGTGGAAAGAATACGCCGATGTCCAAAACGTTA